TATAAATAACTAATATGGACACACAGAAGGCAAAGGTAATTCCATTTAAGAAAAAAGAACCGAAGCCAAAAGTAATAAAAGGCTATCGGATGGCATTTTTTACTGAGCAGGAAATAGACATTGCTTTACTGTGTTTGAATACTTGGGGCTTTAGAGAGTTAAGATATACACGACCTGTTTTAAAGAAACTTGATCCATTATATATCAAGGAATGCCTAATACAAGGTTATAATTCTGAACTCTTTTCAACTCAAAGTAAAAAGACTATCTTTAAAATTATAGATAGTGTAGAAGAAATCGCAATAGCGGTTCATTAAAGGATAATACAATGCCAACATATACAATAGAGAATACAATTACGGGAGATGTATATGAGGACTTCATGTCCATTTCAGCTAAAGAGGCATTGTTAGAAGCTAACCCACATTTACGACAAATAATTGGAGCTCCAAACATAGTAGGAGGAACAGGAGACAGAACAAGACCGCCCGATGGATTTAAACAGGTTTTATCTAGGATTGCAGACGCTAATCCAACTTCTGGTTTAGCAGACACATATGGGGCAAAAGACAAGAAGTCATCTGCCGTCCGAGACTCATTGAAACGAGTTAAAAAGAAGCTAGGACCTATATACAAAGATTAAAAGGGGGTGATCCGCGCCTTGAGCACATATATGATGTTCAAAAATCAATAACTTAGGAGCATGCTTATAAAAAGATTCAAAAAACTACCCTAAAAATGCTTGACTTTTGGTTCACGAGAGTGCATAATGTATGTATATTAAATAAAAAAGTGAGGACTTAGATGGACAAAAAACTAACAAAAGCACTAGAAAAACTACTAGAAGCTATTGGCAACGACTACGACAGATGGACTAGAGTAAGCTACGAAAAAAGTGGTTACGACATGGATCGTGGAGAAGCCAGAATTGAAGAATTTAAAGCAGGACTTGAAATAAAAGTTGGCCGTAAATTTATTAAAATACTTTCAGAAAGAAGTGTTTGGGGTTTTGTAAACTTAACACATGAAAGATTCCGTGAAGGTGATATTTTAAAAGCAGCAGGTTACAATGCTCCAGCTCTTAATAGACCTAGAGGAAACGTTTTTGAAAACTACAGCGTAGCATGGACTGGACCACATTACATAGCTGGTTACTCAGCAGGTGGTGTTCGAGGCAAAACAACAAGGCTCAACAGAGGCGCTTCAGAAATGGTGAAAGCATGAATATAAGACACAGACACGGAAGCCCAGCAGATAGAGGTTCAGCAGATAGTTATTACGGAAGAGGATTTAATCCTCACTATTACAAAGGTGCTACTTATACTACTGATCGAGTTAACCTAAAAGATATGACAGCTCAAGAAATTGTAGAGTACACAAAAGGCTACAATGACAACGAAGCAGATGGCCATTTCAAGGATTGGGGTTAAGATGATATTTCCTTTACCAACACTCTACAAAAGAGACACAAACGGAAACATTCGTGAACTAACAGTTGAATATTCCAATGGCGTATTGAATGCTACTAGAACTATTGCTGGTATAAAAGACGGCAAATTAGTTACAAGTGGTTGGAAAGATGCTACAGGTAAGAACACAGGCAAAGCAAATGCTACTACAGATGCTGAACAAGCACAAAAAGAAGCACAGGCAATGTGGGATAAGAAAGTAGAAAAAGAATACTTCGAAGACATTTCAAAGGTTGATACTTACGATAAGTTCAAACCACAACTTGCACATGACTATACAAAAAGACCACAACCAAGTGGCATTAGTCAACCCAAATTAGACGGCATTAGATGTATTGCTAGAATAGATGGACTATATACTAGGGCAGGAAAAGAAATTACTACATGCCCACATATAGTGGTTGCTTTAAAACCGTTTTTTGATGTGTATCCAGATATAATTTTAGATGGTGAACTTTACAATCACGAATTAAAGGATAATTTTAATAAAATTACAAGTCTTGTTCGTAAAGTTAAACCTAGCGAAGAAGAATTATACGAAACAATGGACTTGGTTGAATACCATGTTTATGATTGTTTTGATCCAAAAGACACAGATAAACTATTTTTAGATAGAATTAGTTTGTTGCCAAAAGTAATACACCACGCTAAAGTAATTCACGTTCCAACAGAAGTATGTGATGATCAAGAAGCTTTAGATAAGTTATACTCAGAATATACTGAAGATGGTTATGAAGGACAAATGGTTAGAAACAATGCTCCTTATGATAACAAAAGAAGTAAAAATTTGTTGAAAAGGAAGGAGTTTATAACAGAAGAATTTGATGTTGTAGAAGTATTAGAAGGCTCAGGTAACTGGTCTGGATATGCCAAACACTTTGAACTTGAACTTGGAGATGGTAGAACATTTAGAAGTGGAGTTCGAGGCAACCAAGCAGCACTAAAAGATTTATTGGAACAGGAAGTAAAACCTAATTGGGTGACAGTTAGATACTTCGAAAAATCCCCAGACGGAGTACCTAGATTTCCTGTTGTTATTGATTGGGGAGTAGGAGTGAGGAATGACTAAAGAATATCATGAAATCCTAGCAGAGGCTTCTGGTGGTAGATATACACCTGAAGAAGTTCGTGACCTTGAACAAGGTTTAGCTGCACACAATGACGCAGCAGCTGAACAACATGAGTTCGAGCAAGAACAAAAAGAAGCAGACGAAAAAGGTGTTTGCGTTTATTGTTACGAACCAAAAGACCAATGCTCAGGATATAAATGCTGGATTAGGTAAATTATGTTTAATCATATACCCGTTGAAATAGACGGGCTTAAACGTGTCAATACAGACAACGGAAGGAGATATGTTACTCCTTCGGGTTTGTTGTACCCTTCAATTACAACAATTTTATCCCACAAATCAAAACCAAGCATTGATGCTTGGCGCAAACGTGTGGGTCATAAAGAAGCAAATAAAATAACACGAATTGCAACAACTCGTGGAACATCAATTCATAAGCTCTGTGAGAATGCTCTACGTAATGAGACTGAAGATGTATCCAATCTTAGTATTTTAGATCAAGAAATGTATTCAGACTTTCGTCCTTTGTTGAACGAAATAGATAATATAAGAGCACTTGAATCAACTTTATATTCTGATCATTTACGACTTGCAGGCCAGGTAGATTGTGTTGCAGAATATAGAGGAAGATTATCTATAATAGATTTTAAAACTTCTAAGAAAAAGAAAGAAAAATGGATGTGTGAAAATATGTTCATACAATGTTCAGCTTATGCCATAATGTTTGAAGAAAGAACAGGGATACCTGTAGATCAAACGGTTATTTTAATGGCTCAAGAAGATGAAGGTCCGGTGGTTTTTGTTGAAAAGAGAGACAACTATGTTTCTAAGTTGATGGAAGCCAGAGACGCATATGAAAAAAAAGCCTGAACACACTCGAGAATATATCCAGGCCCTTTAATTTGACTAGCTAGTTAATCTTTCAACTCACCTGTAGGAAAGTCTGGTTTTTCTACCTCGTTCCTAGTTGATAGCTCATCAGTCTCTTCATCTACTTTAGCAGCAGCGTCTTCTACTATTCCTGCGCCTTGCTCGATTACGAAACTGGTTGTATCTACTACATCCTCAGCCACTGCTGATGCTATGTTGGCCGCTCCTTGAACAGTAGTATCGACTGCTGTTGCAGCAACGTCTCTTACTGTGTCTATGGCTGCTCCAACTGAAGCACAACCACTAACGACTACGGTGAAAAAAAGAAAAACAGCTGTTATTATTCTTTTCATTTTTACTCCTTGTGGCAATAAACTATCTGCCACTAATTTATTTATATAAAAGAAAGGTTAGGAAAGGGCTATTTTTGTAACTCTTTTTAATGTGGGATGAAAAGTGTGCCGGCGTCTCTGTGATACAGGATATCGTATGTGACTTCAATTGCATGAACAACAAGCATTATTGTAAGTAACAGGGCACATATCTTTAGCCACTTGATCATGTGTTTCATAGTATTATTTATGTTGACATGTACTAACAGAGAAAGGAAAAGGGTAACCCAATTAGATTACCCTCCCTCGAGACTTAATTAATTAAGCCCATAGAACTTTTTATTACTAACCCTATGAGGTAGCCGCAAAAGAAAAATGCTGCTGCCCATCCTGGATACGCTTTACAAAATTCCCATATCTGTTGTATGAACATTTTAGCCTCCCTTCATCTGGAGGTACATTAATATAAATGGTAACAGTATCGGAGCTATCATGTAAGTTACTAGCTGAACCGCGTCGTTGATTTTCCGATAACCTCTTTCGGGGTATCTAGGATCTTCACTTAGTCTGTCAATTTTGGCTTTCATGCGCCTCGCAACTGTACCCAATGTTGCCGTGGTCATAAAAACCTCCTATAATTTTCCGTTATGGTGTTATATAACACCAACTTATATTTATACACACAGCGCTTTTGGTACTTTGGGGCTTGATTCTAGGCTAAAACTCCGCTATAATATACGGTATAAATAACTTCTAATAAAGGAGGCAAAGACTATGAGTAGTAAATGGCCATTGTTACCAATATTATTTCTTGGAATGTTACTAGGATTTTTTACAGGTCCTGTTAAGGCAGAACACCATGAAGACGTCCAATGTTTGGCAGAGAATATATATTTTGAAGCTAGAAGTGAATCAACTGCTGGAAGAATTGCAGTTGCTCTAGTAACACTCAACAGAGTAGAACACCCTAACTTTCCTGACACGGTTTGTGGTGTTGTTAAACAGACTAAATACTATCCTAGCGGTAGAATAGATCTTCACTCGTGTCAGTTCAGTTGGTATTGTGATGGAAAATCAGATACCCCTACAGAATCTTGTTGGGACGAAATATTGTTATTAGCATCTGTAATGTTAGGTTGGGAAGCAACAGACTTTACACAAGGTGCTTTATGGTACCACAGTAAAAAGGTTAATCCAGATTGGGCTAACCATTATGTTCAAACGGTTAGTATAGACAACCATATCTTCTATAAACCTCTTGATAATTAGTTCTAAAGAATCTATAATAGTAGAATGTTAACGGATATGCCAAACATAATAGTAACAGGCGGGTGCGGTTTTATTGGATCACATTTCGTTGCAAATTTACTTGAGCAAGGATTTTTTGTTACAGTAATTGACGACAATAGAACCGGTAAAGTATTTTTTAGACATGAAAACGTGGAGTATCATAAGGCTGAAGTCTCAACCTTTAATCCTCATCACGCAACAATTGAACCTCCCGCCTGTATATTTCATTTAGCAAACAGTCCAAGAGTTAGAAGAGCATTAGAATATCCATCTGAAACAATAACCAATAATATTGCTACTACAACAACGGTAGCTGATTGGGCTAGAGTATTTAATTGTAAATTATTTTTTGCAACCTCATCTAGTACACAATATAATGAAGCACAAGAAAATCCTTATACATTTAGCAAAATAATGTGTGAACAGTTATTATATTTGTATAGGAGATTATATTCTTTAGATTATGTTTTAATGTACTTTTATAATGTATATGGACCTGGCGAGGCTGACTATGGAGAATATAGCACAGTCGTTAGGAAATTTAAACAAGACTACTTACAAGGCGAACCATTAACGATTTATGGAACAGGGAAAAAGGAAAGAGACTTTACCCATGTTCATGATGTTGTGCAAGGCATGTTACAGCTTATGGCTGATCCTAACGTACCTTCAGTAGCACACTTTGGAAAAGGAGAACCCAAAAGCATTTCATCAATAGCAAAAGCTTTTGATCATCCTGTGGTACATACATTTGATAGAAAGGGAGAGGCAAAGCGCACCTGTTGCACTCAACCTTATATAGAATGCCATAATGATGTACACGATTATATTAAACAATGGGTGAAGGAGAATAAACGTAATGACGGCAAGAGTAGTAGTAGACAACACGATAAAAATGACTGAAGAAAAAGTTAGTGATGTCTTTCTCGTTACAAAAGAGTTTCATACTTCAACAGAGTTTTCACAATATATAGAAAAGATGGCATTCAATACGAACTCGCCATGTATGGATATGGTTGTAGATTACTGTGAAAAGAAGTCAATTGAAATTGAAAGTATTAGTAAGTTCTTAACAGCTTCTATCAAAGCAAAAATAAAAGAAGAAGCATTAGATCTTAATTTACTTAAAGAAAAGAGAAAGACAAACACTTTATTATGAATGAAAAAGAGCAGTGGAACAAATATTTAGAATGGTCATATGAAGAATTCTTTTCTTCTATAGAGAGCCATGAAAGTGTTTTGGAGTTAGGTCCTGGTCCAGGACATCATTCAAAATTAATTCTAAAACAAGATCCAAGTTATTTAATGCTAGTTGAGCCTGAAATATTTTCTGCTCAAGGGCTAAAGAAGTCTATTAAACAAAAGAGCATACAAAATGCAAGCATATATCATAATGGTTACGAAGAGTTTTTTAGTCAAAGAAGGCCTTTTGATGTGGTCGTATGTTGTGGATTGTTATATCACTTGCTAGCTCCTTTGCATTTGTTGGAAAAGATAGTTAATCATTCTACACCCAATAAAATTATTATATCAAATATAGATGTTGAAGAAGATGGTGTAGTACCATATGAATATGATTATAAACACAATCCTTTAGGCAGATCAAATGGTATGTTTATACAAAATCCTTTGAATTATTGGCACAAACTATCTTCTGGAACAGTTAAAAAGATAATGGAAAGTTCAGGTTATAAATGTGTCAAAGAGTTAGATACAAAAGAAGTTTGGCCTAAGAATGTATATTATTGGCAGATGTATAAATGGAACCTTTAGAAGCATATAAAATTCATGTAGCTGTTAAAAACCACTTTTGGGGCAAGTACGACCAAAAGAAATATCCTAATATGTTTAAAGATAGATACAAGTTTGGTAGAGCAATTGCTATGCCACAACACAAGTTTGAAGCTAAAATAGGTTTGCCAGGAATGTTTAAAATGGTATGCGACAAATATAAAAAAGATGAGTTTGTAGCATTGTCGGTTGCTAATGCAGCAGCAGGAGAAAAGAAGTGTGGTATGCCTTATGGTATAGAAAGCCACCAAATATTTAAAGCTTGGGAAGCTAGAAAAGATAGAATTAGTTACACGTTTGGACAGGATTTAGAAGTTATACTAAACTCTGAAGAAAAACTAATGGGCACTAATAACGATCATCCAGTAGAAATAAGGCTATTGTTAGGTAAACATATATCAATAGAAAGTGTTGTTATATTAAACCAAATACTGCCTTTTATAGATGATTATTTAGGTGATTTATTAATAGGAGATACATGTTTATTAGTTAAAAGGTACGAACCGTTTGTAATGTGTAATACCAAAACACTAGCAGTTAAACATGAAACTCTTATAAATAACATTGCTAGAGCTAGAAATAGTTCTAATACAACGAAAATATAACGTAATACAACGCAATACAGGAGAATAATATGTCGTTTAATACACTTTCAGAACTCCGCAAACAACGCGGAAACTTCGACAACTTAATGAAGGAAGTCGAAAAAATCTCAAATCCCCAATCATTTAAAAAAGGTGATGAGCGGGAATGGAAACCAACAGTAGACAAGGCAGGTAACGGTTACGCCGTTATTAGGTTCTTGCCTGCACCTCAAGGCGAAGATATGCCGTGGGTTAGAATGTGGAATCACGGATTCCAAGGACCAACCGGTAAATGGTATATCGAAAATTCACTTACAACTTTAAACAAGCAAGATCCAGTCTCAGAATTAAATTCCGAACTTTGGAACTCTGGTGTTGAAGCTAATAAGGATATTGCCCGTAAGCAAAAGAGGCGCCTAAATTATTATGCAAACATTTTAGTCGTTGAAGACTCATCTAATCCAGAAACAGTAGGTAATGTATATTACTACAAATTTGGTAAGAAGATCTTCGATAAAATTAAAGATGTTATGCAACCACAGTTTGAAGATGAGAAACCAGTCAATCCTTTTGACTTTTGGGAAGGAGCAAACTTCAAATTAAAAATTCGACAGGTAGAAGGCTATCGTAATTATGATAAAAGTGAATTTGATAATGCCTCACCTATTGATGGTAGTGATGAGAAAATTGAAGAAATTTGGGGTAAACAACATTCTTTACAAGAGAAGGTTGGACCCGGTGAATTCAAAACTTATGAAGAACTTAAAGCTAAATTAGATTTAGTTCTTTCAGGTGGTCCTAAAGTCGCAACGGCTGAGCAGATCTCTCAAACTACAAATGATGCAGCAGACGATCACTTTATTGAAAAAGTAAAGTCCGTCCAAGCAGCACCAGAACCTTCAACCACAGATGATGAAGATGAAACTTTGTCATATTTCAAATCCCTGGCTGAAGACTAAACTTTCAAAGTTTTGGAGCCCTCTTAGGAGGGCTTCTTTTTGTACATAAATAGTGATATGAAATTTAGTGATTGGACAGTTATTCGGGTTACATTATTATTTTTAATAACTATACTAGGTGTTCCTCAGGCCATAACAACATTACCTATATGGCAAATTATATTAGGTTTTATAATGGCAGTCTCGGTGGCAAGATTAGGCAACATAGGATATCATCGTTGGTTAACGCATAATCAATTTAAACCCTCATACTTAGGAAGGAAGTTAATGCTTTCTTGTATGGTCTTGTCTGGATTAACTCCGCCTGGACATTATGTACATGCACATTTAAACCATCACAAATATAGTGACGAACCTGGAGACCCTCACAATCCAAAAGAAATAGGACTTATAAGATTTTTCTTTGGTTTGTATGCTGATACAAGACCAATCTTTATGAGGAATTATGCTAAGAATAAAGATGCTGTTTGGTTAACCAAACATTATTGGAAGTTATATATCACATTTTTAATATTGTTAGGCATAATTAGTCCTTGGTTGGTAGTGTGGTTAGCATTCATGTTCAGTTGGAGTTGGATTCTTACAATGCACTTAAATTGGAATGGCCATAAAGGAGGTAAACCAACAAACTTAGGTTGGATATCTAACATATTTTTAGGAGGAGAGGATTACCATAAGAATCATCATGAGAACCCAAGTAAATTAATAATGGGTCCAAAAGATTTATCAGGCAAATATATAATCCCATTATTACAATGATACATAGATTTGACTTTGGAGTAAATAAAGAACGTCTTTTAAAAGAATTAAAGAGTGAAATTCTTATGCCTTTTGTTGATCCTAAAACAAAAATTCAATTAGACTTTTT